CACCGACGACGGGATATTCTCTCTTGATCTGTTTCAAGAGAATCTTGAGGCGGTAATAGAGGCAATCCGCGAATCCGAAGAAGCATTGGCAAAAGCTCGCGAGCAGGCTGAGCAGCTTACCTCCTCTTTCGGTCAGGTAGGGCAAGGGCTCGGGGCCGACCTTCTCAGCCAGGCTATAGGCGGTACCCTAGACACTGCCACTCTTACTGCCCAGCTTCAGTCCGACGTGACCCAGGCTTTTCTCCAGGGGATCATCGACGCGGTTATCCAAACCGCAATTATTGAGCCCATTTTCGAGGCTGCCCTCCAACCCTTCCGCGACGCTATGGCTGGCATGCTCGTTGACGGAGTGCTGGCATCTCTGGAAATTTCCAGCCTGCTGGTCATCGGGGCAC